CATTTCAAACGGAACCTGGCTGTGAAACCATAGAAGGGGAAAGTAATTATCTTTCCAATTATGTTTTGAATAAACAAATTCAAACATACACACCTTCTCAAAAAACTTTGAAAAATCAGGTTCAACCGCCCTATATGGAATGGAGTAATACTTCATTTACCTATGTAGATACGAGAACCACAGACCAGCTACGGGCAGATCAAATTGTTGCCGTTGGAGCAAAAAGGGATAACTTATTATCCATTTCTGACTGGATAGTCGTTCGGGCTACCGACCAAGGGGTTCCAATCCCTACTGACTGGAAAACATACAGACAAGCCCTAAGAGATGTAACCACTCAATCAGGGTATCCATTTAATGTGGTTTGGCCAATTCCACCAACAACAAATTGATTGTAAAAAATCAATTATTGGTTAAAATATTCAAAACAAGACAAAACATTCGGGGCCAGTGAGTACATTGGCAGCGTCACTACCTAGTAAGGGAATGTAATGACAGTTTTCAACAAAAATTCATTGGCCCAAGTCAGTGGGTTCAATAATCAGGTTTTATCTGCTGAATTGGTTTGGCAGCAAAAACAATACTGGAATATCAGTCTGGTCAACGACACAGGCATTGTGGATTTGACTGGTGCCACTATCGATGCACAGATCATTCGCAGAGTTTTAACCAATGTGATTGACACCAGGAATGGCCTTTCATTTACCATTACAGATTACTCACCCACACCAAGCCCCATCACTTTAACCATTACCAATTTAAATGCCACAGGTGGCTTTTTTACATTGTTGATGGATGACAGTTCATGGGGAATGGCAGCAGACGATCCAGGCTTGGACATTGCTGACCCCAATGGCATTGGATATTCTGGAAGAATAAAAATTGGGTTTCCACAAAATGGCACAACTCCTCCACAGGACTTGATCATCTTTTTATTTTTTATTGTCCGATCAGACGGCATCATTGTGGAGTAATCATGGGAACACAAGTCACAGTAGTTAATGAACACAATGTGATTGTCACTGTTGACAAATCATCTTTTGGTATTTCAGGATTTAGCGGGTATTCTGGATACTCTGGTTATTCAGGATATAGTGGATCTGGAATCAGCGGATATTCTGGATCTGGCACATCAGGATATTCTGGTTATAGTGGCAAATCAGGTTATTCAGGAATTTCTGGATATTCAGGATATAGCAGTTATTCGGGATATTCTGGCATTTCAGGATATTCTGGATTTTCAGGTTCTGGCGTTTCAGGATACTCTGGATTTTCAGGTTCTGGTGTTTCTGGATATTCTGGATTTAGCGGATTTTCTGGTGCTCAAGGCACATCAGGATTTTCTGGTGCCAGTGGATTGTCTGGATTTTCAGGCATCAGTGGATATTCAGGATTTATTGGCCAATCGGGATATTCAGGATATTCAGGTATCAGTGGTTATTCAGGATCAGGTATCAGTGGTTACAGCGGTTTTTCTGGATATTCTGGTCAGCAAGGTACATCGATCAATATCAAAGGCTCAGTGGCCACCCCAGCTGCCTTGCCACCCACTGGAAACAATCCCAATGATGCATACATTGTTTCATCCAATGGCGATTTGTACGTTTGGAGTGGAACGACCTGGAACAATGTTGGCCAAATAGTTGGCCCAGCTGGCCAGTCGGGGACGTCAGGTTTTAGCGGTTATAGCGGGACGTCAGGTTTTAGCGGTTATAGCGGGTCAGGTATATCAGGCTGGTCAGGTTATAGTGGCTCTGGAGTGTCTGGTTGGTCAGGTTTTAGCGGGACGTCTGGTTGGTCTGGCCAAGTGGGGGCGTCAGGGGCGTCAGGTTTTAGCGGTTGGTCTGGCCAAGTAGGGGCGTCAGGGACGTCAGGTTTTAGCGGAATTTCAGGCTGGTCAGGTTTCAGTGGTGCGCAAGGGCCAACAACATATCCTGGCGCAGGAATAGCAGTATCCACTGGCTCTGCTTGGGGAACATCTTATGGAACATCAGGAGCAAATTCTGTTGTTTTGAGAGATGCAAATCAAAACGTAACAGCAAATGATTTTTATGAAGGTTTTACAAACGTAGCGGCAGCAGGAACAACGACAACTTTAACTGCTAGTTCAACGCCTAATTTTGTAGTGACAGGATCTGGTGGTCAGACATATCAACTTCCTGATGCAACTACATTGCCCGCAGGTGCTATATACACGTTTAATAATAATCAGTCTTCAGGAACTGTTGTTGTAAAGAATAACTCAAGCACTACGATTGCTACGCTGCAATCTGGCTCTTATATTGAAATTATTCTTTTAACAAATTCTATTGCTGCAGGTACATGGGATTACCACAATCAAGCTCCTTCAAATGCTTCTTGGTCAACCAACACTTTAAGTTGGGCAGGATCATATACAAACGGTACATGGAATGGAAATGTAATATCACCTAATTACGGTGGTACTGGAGTAAACAACGGCACTAACACCCTGACAATGGGTGGAAATGTTACTTTTTCTGGCGCATTCACGCAAACATTCACAGCGACAGCAAACACATCGTTGACTTTGCCTACAAGTGGAACATTACAAACCACAACAGGATCGTTAACAAGCAACACAGGATTGCCCTTAACAACAGGAGTCACAGGCACATTAGCAACCACAAACGGTGGTACAGGACTATCATCATTCACAGCAAATGGTGTGGTGTATGCGTCTAGTACAAGTGCTTTGGCTACTGGGTCTGCGCTGACGTTTGATGGTACTAATTTTGTTGTTGGTTATACGAGCGCAGGTAATATAATTGCTTATACAGGCGGCTCTATCAAAGTCAATAGGGCTGATAACGCAACAAACAATGAAATAAAGTATGTAACTTCTGGCGACTTGTTTTACTTTAACCAAGCAAATGGTGGTGCATACCAGTTCAATATTACTGGCTCCGAACAAATGTGCCTAACCAGCACAGGTCTGGGTATTGGGACGAGTTCGCCAGCGGCAAGGCTTCAGGTTCAAGATGCAACTGCCAATAACGGCACGATGCAGCTTGGAGGAACGACCTACTACGGCACAATCAAGCACAACGCCACAGGTACTGGAGCAAACGAATATAATGTTGCATCGGCTTCTGGTGGAGGGCATCAATTCCTGCGTGGCGGGACACTCCAATTCATGACTGATGCCTCTGGTAACCTGTTGGTGGGGACTACAACCGCTTCAGGAAATCCAACTCAAGGTGTAGTAACTTTACCTAATTCAAACGCTGCTTTAATTGGCATTGGTCACGCAAGTGGAACTGCAAGTGGTTCTGCTTACATGACATTTAATTACAACGGCGGTTCTGGTATTGGTTCTATCACCCAATCAGGAACAACAGCAGTTGCTTACAATACATCATCTGACCAACGTCTAAAAACAGATTTAGGACAAGTTACATCAACAAATGTTATTGATAACACCATAGTTCACGATTTTTTTTGGAAAACAGATGGCACACAATCTCGTGGTGTATTTGCTCAAGAAGCACACAAAGTAATTCCACAAGCCGTAAAAGTTGGTGATGATGGTGAAGAAGTTGAGGATGTATGGGCAGTTGACTATTCCAAATACGTCCCAGACCTTATTGTTTATTGCCAGCAACTTAAAGCAGAAATTCAATCCCTCAAGGCTGAAGTAGCCACACTTAAAGGAGCTTAAAAATGTCAGCAACTATCACTTGGACTACCGATTGGTTATCCACTTCAACACAGACAATCAATGGATTTACATCTGTTGTAGTCACAGCAGGTTGGAGGTGTACAGGTACTGAAACAGCCAATGGGAAAGAATATAGCAATTCTATTTATGGAACTTGCTCGTTTACTGAACCTCCTGCTGGTGACCCTAATTTCATACCTTTTGCAAGTTTAACGCAAGCAGAAGTCAACAATTGGGTTTGGGCATCAGGTGTCAATCAACAAGCTACTGAAACTGCTATCAACAACAATCTGAATCTTCAAATCAATCCCGCAACGACCCAGCCCCCACTACCATGGGCAACACAAGGAGCTTAAACATGGAAACCGTAACTTTATCAACCACACTTGTGAACAACATCATGGCGTACTTGGGAACTAAGCCTTTCCAAGAAGTATTCCAATTGATCCAAGAAGTTCAAAAAGAAGCTGCACCACAAGTCCAGCAACCACAGGATCAACCACCACAATAAAACAAAATGACAAAACAAAACAAAACATGGGAGCAAATGCTCTTGATCAATGAGCTGAATTTTGCCAAGCAGCACAATCCAGAATATTACAGATGGAAACTCACAAACAATTATGAACGTGCAGTTTTCTTGAAAGGCGATCCAGTTTATCCTCGAGAGGCCACACGATATATGTGGGCCAATCGAAATTTGCGTGGCAAAAAAATATTAGAAATTGGCTGCAGCACTGGATTTGGCACTCAATTTCTACCCAATGACATTGAATATTTGGGATTGGATTATGACCCAATCATCATCGATGTGGCTCAAGATCAGCAATGGGGCGAAAACATCAAGTTTTCATGTGCCGACATCAATGAAATCCAGCTGGCACAATTTGACACCATCATTGCTTTTGAAGTGATCGAGCATTTGGACAATGGCTTGGACATTGTGGAAAAGCTGAAAAAGCATTGCAATCGATTGCTGATCACAGTGCCATGGAATGAGCCACCAGGATTTTGGGGCGAACACCACAAACTGCATGGCCTTAATGAAACCAATTTCTTTGATTTTGATGTGGAATACATCAGCGAGCATGGAGCCATCACATCAGAGCCAAGATCATTGACTGAACACAATCGATTCAATTTGATGATTCTGAGGTGGGATCGTGGATAAGGTTTTATGCAGCATTGGCACTCGAGGCAGATATGACACAACGCTGCCATTGGCTTTGGCTGCCATCATCAATCAGACCAAACGGCCAGACAAAGTGGTCATTTTTGATGACAATGAAAATCCAAGGGATGTCAGAAATGAGCTGATTTATAAAAATCTGTTTCAAATGATGGACATCAAAGGCATCGAGTGGGAATGGCGGTTTGCTGCCAAAAAGGGCACACATCACAACCATCAAGCGGCCAACACAATGGGATACAAATGGGTTTGGCGCATGGATGATGATGCCATCCCAGAGGCCAATGTGCTGCATGAATTGTTCAGCTGGACGCTGCATGATCCCAATTTGGGCGCAGTTGGTGGCTCGATATTGACACCACCATTGCAGTTTGAGGAATCATTTCCAACGGCCACCATGGCCAACATCGATGCAGAGCCAAACATCCAATGGAAATATATTCACAAACGCAAAAAGGTCGAGCATTTGCATTGTTCATTTTTATATCGAGCTGGCATTGTGGATTATCACTTGGGGCTTTCAAAAGTGGCCCACAGGGAAGAAACATTGTTTAGCAATGCTTTACATCAAAAAGGATATGATCTTTATGTGGTGCCCAATGCGGTCACTTGGCATTTAAAAAATCCAAGTGGTGGCATCAGGTCAGAAACTGATCAATCAATGTATGCGCATGATGAGCAAATATTTCAAAACTTTCAAAAGTTTAAAAACAACACAATTGTTGTTCTCAATTGTGGAATGGGGGATCATTTGGTATTTTCTGAAATATTGCCTTATATCAAAAACCCAATTGTATTCAGCTGCTACCCAGACATTGTGCCAGGCGAATCGATTGCTGCAGCCAAAGCATTTTTTGGTGACATCGACCAGTGGAACATATATTTGAAAATGGCCCAATGGAAGTGGACAGGCTCACTCAATGAGGCATTCAGAAAGATGTACTTATGATCATTGTTTCCCCATACTCCAAAAAGCTGATGAATGGTCGGGAAAACCCTAAAAATTACCCATATTGGTCAGTTTTATTGATGGAAATTAAAGAAAAAGTGATACAAATTGGGGTCAGTGGTGAAAAGCAAATATGGCCAGATTTCAGACCCGATTTGCCATTGGATGAATTGAAAGAATTGCTGATGCAATGTCGGACATGGATTTCATGCGATTCATTCTTTCAGCATTTGGGATACATCGAGAAAAAGCCTGGCATTGTGCTTTGGTCAGTATCGGACCCATTGATCTTTGGCCATCCAGAGAATGTCAATTTGATTAAAAGTCGGGATTATCTGGTCAAAGACCAGTTTTTGTGGTGGGAAGATCAAGAATACAAACATGATGCATTTGTCGATCCTGATGAGGTGGTCAAGGCATTGGAATTGTTTTAAAATTGGCCATCATTTAAGGGTGGACAATGGACGCTGAAACCGACAAAAGACTGGCAGTGCATGAGGCAGTATGTGCTGAGAGATACAGAATCATCCAAGAGCATTTGACGGCTGGTGAAAAGAGAATGACCAAGATTGAGTATTTGCTTTATACAGTGATGGCTTTGGTGTTACTTGGACCAGGCGTGGCAGCCACCTTTTTCCATAAATTGTTTGGGTTCTAAAAATTGATCCATTTACCCTTGTCGCACTTGCAAGTGGAGCTTTTAAACTCTGCAAAGATGCGTGTGAAATGTACAAGGAAGGAAGGCAAATTGTCACCGATGCAGTCAAGGAAATTGATGGCATTGTCAAAGATGCCAAAGATGTCCAAAAGAAAGCGAAAGGATTGTTTGGATTTTTAACTGCTATTTTTGGCCAAGATAAAAAAATAAACGCAGAAAATGCACAAAATGTGCAAAAAGCAGTTCCAAAAGCTGCCAAAAAGAAAAAAGAGCCGCCACCAGAGTTTGATGAAAATCTCATTTACCAGCAAGTGAGTGATGCATTGATCAAATTCTTTCAAGCCTACAATGGCCTAAAAAACTATAAAAAAGAACAAGAGGAGCTGGCATTGCACGCCACCAACGAGGAAGGCAACGAAATTGCCATCAAGTTGGTCATTGCTGATTTACAAATGGAAAAATTGAATTCTGAGCTTTCAAATTACATGGTCTATCATGTGCCAAGTGAGTTGAAAGATTTGTATTCAAGGGTCAATGAACAAATTGGTCACATTGCGAATGTCCAAGCACTTGCAAGACGAGAGGAGTTGTTGGCAAAGAGGAAAGCACAATGGCAACAAAACCAAAAAGCGGATTTAATCAAAAATCGAATGGTGGTTTCAGCAATTACAGTTCTAATGATTCTGTGGATGTGGGGAATGATTCTAAGTCTGACACACCAGCTTTAATATTGATTGTGATTTTGC